TCATGAACCGCCATCGTAATAAGATGGTCTATGATGCATCTTCGGGTGAACTCAAGGACGAGCGTAGACACATGTCGATGCTTGAGGATTTTTGGATGCCTCGTCGTGAAGGTGGCAAGGGTACTGAAATCACCACACTACCTGGCGGTCAAAACCTTGGTCAAATGGACGATGTCCTGTACTTTCAAAAGAAGTTGTATAAGGCTCTCAATGTTCCAACCTCTCGTTTGGATTCCGATCAAAATGGATTCAACATGGGCAGACAGGCTGAGATCACCCGCGACGAATTGAAGTTCTTTAGATTTATTGAAAGACTTCGTAAGCGTTTCTCTGAGTTGTTTATGGAAATCCTCAAGACTCAATTGCTCTTGAAGGGTGTCATAACCAAGGACGATTGGGAGTTTGTAAAGAAGAACATTCGTTTTGAATTCCGTAAAGATTCATACTTTACTGAAGCCAAGGAAAACGAGATCCTTAATAGCCGCATCACTCTTCTCGCCACAGCAGACCCTTATCTCGGAAAGTACTTCTCTAAGTCGTACCTTCAGAAGAAGGTTCTTAGAATGTTTGATGAAGAAATTGAAGAAATTGCTGTGGATATAGGCAACGAGGCTGCTGTCGATCCGAACTCGATCATCCCAACTCAGATATCTAACCAAGTAGATACACAGAGAATGATTGGTGATGTTCAAAACAAACAACAACTAGATATGCAAGCACAATCAATACAAATGAATTACGCGATGGGTCAATTACCGTCACAACAACCGCAGCCCAAAGCAAAACGATAAATAAACATGGAGAATCATATGCCTACACCACACGACCTATTGCAAGCCATCGTAGATGAAGATTTTGTTGCCGCCAAGGAAATCACCAATAGTTTGGTATTTGCCGCAGTATCAAGTCAATTAGAAGCCGCCAAGATGGAAGTAGCCTCCAAACTATTCGATGTTTGTGAGGGATCCAATTGCGATGAGGCAAAGATGTCCACGGTGGATTCTAATATGAATGGCAGGTTACAGCCAATTCATCACGAAGTTGTCGGTGCGCGTGTCAACGCTGGCATCAGAGCGGGTAATATACCACCAAAGAAGGCTGCTAAGATGAAGTCTTTCGGTTAAGGAAATCTAATGCTATTAATCACAGAACATACAGAAGATAACATTCAATGCATTTCAGAAGACGCAGGTGACGGAAAGAAGAACTACTTCATCCGTGGTGTTTTCATGCAAGCAGAAGAAGTTAACAAGAACGGCAGAAAGTACCCCCTTTCAATCATGGAACGCGAGATTGGCAAGTATAACGATAGTTATATTAAGAACAGCCGATCCCTTGGCGAATTGGGTCACCCTGAAGGGCCAGGAATCAATCTTGATCGTGTTTCACATATGATCAAAGAAATGAAGATTGACAAGAATACGGTCTACGGTAAGGCTAAGATTCTTGACACTCCTTTTGGAAAAATCGTAAAAAACTTGATTGACGAGGGCGTTCGCCTTGGGGTTTCATCCCGTGGTATGGGTTCTCTCAAGCAAGTAAACGGGGTAAACGAAGTCCAAGAAGATTTCAGTCTCGCCACCGTGGATATCGTTGCGGATCCGTCAGCCCCAAATGCGTTTGTCAATGGCATTATGGAAGGAAAAGAGTGGATTTGGAATAATGGGCTTCTTTCTGAAAAGCATATAGCCTCATATCAGTCCACGATTAAGAAAGCAAGTTCCCGTCAACTCGACGAAGCCAAGTTGGAAGCCTGGAAAGACTTCCTTTCAAAAATATAAGTTTAATACATAAGATAAGAACTGGAGATTTCAATGCCTCGACCTGAAGAATTCTACGAAGAAGAAGACATCCTCGACACCGAAAACGACCTACAAGAAGGCGAAAGTCCCGACGAGGATGATCTCGAAGACGAGGATGAACTCGAAGACGAAGATGATCTTGAGGATGATCTCGAAGACGAGGATGATCTCGAAGACGAACTCGAAGAGGAGTATGAGGTTGTCGCTACTAGTGACACCAATACTGCTCAGGGTGGCGTAAGAGGCAAGCCTTGGTCCCCTCCGATTGATTTCTCAGCAAAGAATAAGTCAACTATTGCTTCCAAGACAGGTTTTGTCGGAATGGCAAAGATTCCTGACAAGAGCGACTTCACCATGAAGGAGCATATGGTTGCGATGTTTGATGGCGAAGACCTCTCAGAGGACTTCAAGGTCAAGGCTACAGCCGTATTTGAAGCAGCGATCAGCGAGCGTTACGATGTAATGGTTGCCAACCTCGAAGAGGCATACGCACAAACCATCGAAGAGAACACCGCAAAGATCCTCGACGAACTTGCTGTCCGTGTCAACGATTACATCTCTTATATCGCTGAAGAGTGGATGACTGAGAATCGTCTTGTTGCTGAAAGCGGCATCAAGGCTGAAATCGCAGAAAACTTCCTTCAAGGTATGAAGGGTTTGTTTGAAGCAAACTTCATTCAAGTTCCTGAAGAGAAGGTCGATCTCATCGACGAACTCTCAGGAGAGAATGATGGTCTTCGTAACGAAGTCAACACACAAGTTAACGAAAACATCGAACTCCGCAAGGAAATCTTGGCTCTCCGTTGTGATGACATTTTTGAATCACATTGCGATGGTCTTGCAGACACTCAAATCGAAAAACTCCGAACCCTCGCAGGTGGTATTGAGTTTGACAGCGAAGAGTTGTTTGAGAAGAAACTCACAGTCCTCAAGGAAAGTTACTTTAGCGTGAATCGTCGCGCTAAGAAGCCTGTCTCCGCATCAATGGATCTCTCCGAAGAGGTCATATTTGATACGGGAGACGAAGAACAAGATCTCAACGAAGCCGTTGAAACACAAGTCAGTCCAATTATGCAGCACTACACATCTGCATTGTCACGCAAAAGTCTAACAAACAGATAAATTCTGTATAGAAGGAGTAAGGAAATGGGTACATTCTCACTAGTAGAACAACTTGAGCGCAAGTGGCAACCCGTGCTTGAACACGGCAGCCTCGGCAGCATCAAAGATAATTATCGTCGCGCAGTCACCTCGATTCTCTTGGAGAATCAAGAGCAAGCACTTCGTGAAGATTCAGCAGGAGTCAATATCGCAGGTTCAGGTCTCAACAGCACCTCACAACTCGCAGGATACGATCCAATTCTTATCTCGCTCGTTCGTCGTGCAATGCCAAATCTCATGGCATACGATGTTGCTTCGGTTCAACCGATGACCTCGCCAACAGGTCTTGTCTTCGCAATGAAGTCAACCTATAACGGTCGTACAGATGTTGAAGCCCTCTTCAACGAAGCCTTCACGAAGTTCTCGGGAACTACCGCAGTTTCGTCTGTGGGTAACACAAGCGAAGCATCGTTTGTCGGAGATCCTCTCTTCGGCATCGTGTCTGTTAGCGCAGTAGCAGGTATCAGTGGTTGGGAAGCAACAGGCGGCATGAGCCGTGCAACCCTTGAAGGTCTCGGAGAAACTGCCAACGGTGATTTCAACACTATGGCTTTCACCATCGACCGTTCGACCGTAACTGCTAAGAGCCGTGCGCTCAAGGCAGAGTACACAATCGAACTTGCTCAGGATCTCAAGGCTATTCACGGCTTGGATGCTGAGACCGAACTCGCCAACATTCTCAGCACTGAAATTCTTGCTGAAATCAACCGCGAAGTCGTTCGTTCGATTTACACTACGGCTAAGTTGGGAGCGCAACATAGTGATCTCTTCTACAAGACCACAGGTAATACCTACTCGTTCCAAGCGGGTGCATCGAACCCTTCGGCAAGCACAGGTATCGCAGCACCAGGTGGTGTGTACGATCTCATTCGTGACTCCGATGGTCGTTGGAGCGCGGAAAAGTTCCGTGGTCTTATGTTCCAAATCGAGCGCGAGGCGAACACAATCGCCAAGCAAACTCGTCGTGGTAAGGGTAACTTCATCATCTGCTCCGCAGATGTTGCGTCAGCCCTTTCGATGGGTGGATTCCTCAATGTCAGCCCTGCACTCAATGTCAACCTTGATGTTGACGATACAGGCAACACATTCGTTGGAGTCATGAACGGCAAGATGAAGGTATATGTTGATCCATATTCAGGTGTTGGTACAAACGCAAATGCGCGTGACTTCGTCTGTGTAGGATACAAGGGAACCTCACCGTATGATGCAGGACTTTTCTACTGCCCATACATTCCGCTCCACCTGGTTCGTGCGATCAACGATCAGACCTTCCAACCAAAGATCGGCTTCAAGACCCGAGACGGTATGGCAG